GTCTTTGGCGCAAACTCATTTTTGTCTGGAATGGGTAAGTTTCGCCACCAGTCCGGCAAAAAATTTTTCGCACGGGAAACTTGAGCGTGCTCGTACACATGCGGGTCTGAAGTAAAGCAATCAGCCACAACTTCTTTTTTTCTGAAAAAAAAAACACATCACTTTCCCATTATAGATCCGCCGCCTTTCGGCACGGAGGTTGCCCATACAGAAACGGACACGCGCAGATTCAGCGGCGCTCCGCAGTCCGAGCAAGTGTCCGCAGCAAGTTCCGCTTCGTCAAGATCGTAGCCACAGTTGGCACACACCTTCACTTCTTCGGCTTTGCAGACTTTAACCCCATCAACTTTGTGGGCTTCGGTAGTGAGAGTTGCCATGTTGGACTCCTAAATAAACCAAGTGATGATGCTGTACCGCGTGCCTTTAATCACCGGCATGATTTCGTGAGGGTACATGAAGTTTGAGGGAAAGAGAACTGCTCCGCCCTTGGGGGCTTTGATAACAAGTTCACGGTCAAAAAACCCGAATTCTCCGCCTTCGTAGTCGTCGTTCAGCGCGAGCGAGCAGGACACGGCGCGTGGGCGAGCTTTGAATGAATCTACATGCTGCGTGTAAAACTGGCCGGTTTCGTAACGAAGCAACTCGTACCCAGAATCCTCTTCGATATTGCAGTGTGTAAATTTTTCATTGTACCTACGGATTGCGTCACCGACAGAAGCAAAAATGTAAGCGTCGAGCTTTCGACGTGCTTCTGCGTTTCTGGCAATCACGAAATCTTGAGACATCTGAATTGTAGTTGCGCTGCGTATGTCTTCGCGCACCTCTCCTTTGCCGACAACCGTCTGCTGCCACTCACCTGAGCTGGCATATTCCTCAAGAACTGCATCGCACAAATTTGGTGTCAGGACGTTTTCCAGTGTGATGATATAGTCGTTAATGTTTTTCATAACCTCGTCACCGGCAGGTTACCAACATGCGGCGTTGGCTCTTGTTCTTTTTGTTTGTCAAAGTATGCCCATGCTTTTGGCCCATTGGCTCGGACGTAGTGCAAAAACACCTGTACGTGATGGTCGCCGTCATACGGCTCACGCCAGTGATCTGCTACACATCCAAGATACAACATCGCATCGCCGGGGTTTTGCTCAAGACAGACTTCGCTTCCATCCGGTCGCTGAATACAGATCGGCCACGGCTCAGATTTTGTAAGGTTTAGCGTAAGACTAATTTCACACGCTGGGCGATCACGGTGGCGGTGCAAGATTTCTCTGTGTTTATACGTTCTTGCGTAGGTGTACGTCGGAAGTACAGGCTCGCCGATCAATTCGCTTACATCTGGCACTTTCTCAACTAACAACCGCACAAAAGGCATGAAGTCGTACATCGCTGGAGACGATGGGCATTGGGTGTCCAGCGTTAAGTTTGTTTGCTTTTCAAATTCTTTTGCTAACTTCTCAGCGCGATCTGGGTCAATAAAAGACTTAGCAACCAGATAATTATTCTGTATGAGTTCGATCTTCATACTGGATCAACTCGTTTTCAGTTTCGTATTTAATCCGACCGTTAGGGCCGTCAAATTGAGCGCACAAGAAATTATCATGCGGAAGCATTACGCCTTCAGGAACCATACTTGGGTCAACGATGTCTTCTACACGTTCACCAAGCCGCATCGGGTGGATGCAATACGCTACGGTGTTTGGCTCAAGAGCAATCAATTCGTGCATCTTGTCCTTGTGGATATAGATCATGTGCGGAGCCTCAAACTCCGAAACATTGCCATCCACGGTCACCTGAAGACGTCCTGACGCCAAAAGCGTCAAATGATCAAACTGATGCGTATGCCCATGTTCAAAGTCGCCCGCATTTTCAAAATGCATCATGCGACTGTAAAGATTAGCAACCATCCCTATTTTGACTTGCAACGCCATAGGGACTACTCTCCGTTTTCTTGTGCTGCTGCCTCTGCTGCCGCTTCTGCCGCTTCTGCCGCTGCTGCCGCAATGCGCGCTACTTCTTCATCCCACTTTGCTACACAGGCATTCGCCCAGTCTGGGAGCGCAGTGATTTCTTCGTTTTCCCGCGTGTCGGTGAACTCGATGTGCCCAGCGGAGCCGTCCCACTGAAGCGCATGAACGTCAGCAGGGATTCCGCAGGACGAAAGATCAAGGTCAACATAATTACCAGCGTCGCGATAAACAGCGCCGTCAACAGGCAGAATCGTAAGTCTAGTCATCGTCTTTCTCCAAGAGAATTTTCTTTAGCGGTGGCGGCTCTTTGAGCGTAGCGGCCAACATTAGCTGCTGCGCAGCTTCATTTGATTTAACCATCTCGTTGCGGAACGACTCCACAGCGGCCCCAGTTTGGCGCTGCATACCAGAATTTTCAACCAGCAAAAGCGGCAGCCAAGCAATCGCGCACTGGTATTCCTCAACTTCTTGCCCGGTGTTCATGTTCGTGCCTTGGATTTTTGTAAGCCAAGCGCACTGCAAACCAACACAGTCTTTTTTAATTAAAGGACACCATTCGCCGCCTTTAAGCTGCATCACAGAACCTCAACTTTAACGTCGTTGTACACAAACCAAGTGACGATCACCTCACGAGCAACATCAGCGGGTGTGCTGTAGTGCGAAAACATTCCGTATGGAGGGAAGATTACCAACTTGCCTTCTTCGGTTTTAACCGACTTGTTCTGATTTGGGAAGACCAATTCGCCGCCTTCTTCAATCGTATTTAGGTGAATTACAACAGAAGCATAGCGAATCATGCCATCTATAATCTCTCCGTCACTGTGCGGGTGACATACATCCCCCGGTTCATACCGATGGTATTCGTATCCCGAGTCTCCGGATTCGTATAACGGCTTATACCTACGAGATATAAGGTTTCCTTGAACTTCGTCAAAAATTTTATGTAAAATCGTATCGAGTTCTTTCAGTTCAGGATACTGCCCGGCAAGACTCGTGATAAAAACGCTTTTTCCGTCACGGTATGTGCCGTAGTTGTATTTCCCGTGATTGGACAAATAAGATGATGCTAATTCTCTTATTTTTTTCGTCGTGTCTTTATCGACGTACTCAGGCAGTTCAATAATCACAAACCACCTTAGTCCTTGGTTGCGCGAATAACGTCCACATATTTAACCGCGAGGTTAATTGCAGAACCGGAGAACGACGCTGGAGCGGAAACCGGGTGACTGTGCTGGCCGCCTGAGCCGGGGTGGGTGTGCGATCCGCCACCGCCAGTATTATTCATCGCAAACGGCGAAAGATTGAGGGCAGAATCAGTACCAGATTGAAACTCGTCTGCCCCCTGAGCACTAAAACGCCCGCGAGATGGCCCCTGCCCTCTTGCATAAAGATTATGCTTATGCGCAGGAATCTGCGGCGTTGACAGGGTGGTGTTACCAACAGAAACAGGAGCCGCTGTCTGACCAGTGCTTGCCGTTACGGTAACGGTACCCGATACGCTCTGGCTGGCAAACGCTGTCGTAAAGTCAACAGAACCGCCCGTGCTGGCTGATCCGGTTACAACACGCAGTGCGTGGTTGTTGCCGGTTGAGGTGTTCTTCGTCCAACCGGTCGGCGCAGAAGTTTGCGCAAACAGCATCACAGTGCCGGAGTCAAAACCAGATGACGCAGGGGCTTGAGATACCCACGCAGAGCCATTTGAAGTTAGCAAGTTACCAGAGGTGCCCGCAGCATTAAGGCCAGTGCCGCCTGATGCAGCCGCAAGAGCAGAAGCCAGCGTCAATGAAGTCAGGTGAGTAATCGCATCAACTACGTCCGTGCCATTGTTATAGACCCACATAGTCTTGCCTGCTGGCACTGCGATACCGGTCTGACCGGATACCTTTACAGTCACAGCAGCCGAGCCTGCGTTGTTGACAAGATATGGCTTCTCAATCGCCGGGACATTTACAACGCGTGCTACAGATGCGCCCGTAACGTTTAAACGAAGCGCACGAGCATCTTGGCGAGCATTTGTGTCGCTCAGGGTCAGCGTTGCGTCACCACCCGATACGCTTACCGTAGCGGTCTCAACAAGAGCCTGCTCAAGAGCAGTTCCAAGGTTGACGTTAGTGACATTGCCCCACGTACCGGAGTTTTCCCCGGTCGCCATGAGTTGAATTTTTAGGTTCGAATAAGTAGAAGCCATTTTCCTTTACTCCTAAGCCGCTATGGAAGTCCAATTCGGTGTCTGTGACGTATCGATCAGACCCCATGTCAACGGCCTTGCAATTCTGCCAGTACCGCTTACGCCAATCGGGTAGACATTTGCGTTACCTGATTCGTCCGTTTCTCCAAGAGCGCCGGTACCAGATACGCCAGTGATTATCGCACTTGCGCCAGAACGCGCAACTACTGTTCCGACTTCTCCAGCACTTTCTACGCCTGTTAATGTTACTGCGCCTTTACCCTCAACTTCTGCTTCACCAAGGCCACCCGTACCCGTAACAGAAGTCGGGAAAGCAAGCACATTGCCCGATACCGAAGTTGTTCCGATTTCACCCGTGGCATCGACGCCGGTAACAGAAACATCAGCAACAATCGCGCCTCTGGCTGTTCCAAGCTGTCCTTCCGCCTGTAACCCGGTAACAGAAAGATTGTTATTAGACTGGATAGATACAGAGGCAAGTGTTACTTGTGCTTCCAGTCCAGAAGTTTCTACATCTACTGAGGTTCCCGCATCAACAGTTCCAATTTCGCCCGTGGCAGAAACGCCGGTAGGCGTTACAAAAGCTACGCCAATAACCGAAACAGAACCCAAACCACCGGTAGCAGAAACGCCAGATGGAGAAGCAGAAACACCTGTCCTGACGGCCCCTATCTGGATTGTTGCTGAAACGCCCGAAACATCGACGTTGGCTTTGCCAATAACAGAAGAAGTGCCAATTTCGCCTGTAGCAGAAACGCCGGTAGGCGTTGCATTTGTAGAAGGTGATACTTCTTCTTCGCCTAGCTCACCAGATGCAGAAACACCGGTAGGGAATGCTGTAGCCGCATTTGCAAGGTCAACTGCTCCGATTTCTCCGGACGCAGAAACTCCAGTCGGGAAGGCTGTAGCCGCATTAACAAAGCTAAGTGATCCAATTTCTCCAGACGCAGAAACACCCGAAGCCGATGCCTTTGCTTTTGCATCGACTGTTTCAGTGCCTAAAGCACCGGAAGCGGAGACGCCTGTGAGGGTAACAGACTCATCAATCTGCCCAACCCCAAAGACGCCTACGCTCCAGCGTCCTTCACCCCAATCACCGTTAGCCACGAGCAGCTACTCCGGTGAACTGCTTATGCGATGCGGATAATTGCGTCAGTTGCGTCAGCGGTCGGGAAGATAACCGTGAAGTCACCGTCCGTAGAAGTCTTATCACCGCCAAAGTCTAAAACGCACACAGCAGCATTGGTCAATGCAGTATTTGCAGTACCGTTTGCAGACGGGGTGCTGTTATAAATCAGGGCGCCGCGAGCAGTTACAGATACGTTACTAAACGTCAGATCACTGAAATCAGTAAAACCTGTGCCGGTGTTGGCATTGGTGTTGGTTGCCGTAACGCCGCTATTGGTTAGAGCCGAACCGCCCGCCGAATAGTTGGTGCCAGAAGATTCACCAGAAGCGGTGTATGCAGTGGTGTTTGCGTCAATCGAAGCCGAGCTGGTGTACAGCGCGAGCTTGAAGGTGTCGCCACCAGTGTCGCGGAAATCGTGCACAGCCAGCATTAGTTCTGCCTTGAAAGAGGTGCACATTGCTTGAGTAATTGCCATCTCAGACTCCTTTAGTCATCGAGAATTTTCACGAGTTCTGGATAACCTGCGCGTTTAAACTTGGTTACCAGCGTCACATTGTGAGACCGTACAGCCTCTTTCATGTAGAACACCAGAACTTTCCT